ATGACGAAGGTAATACATGTACACCTGCTATCAGGTAGGAAGAACTACTATTTCGGCTCTATTTCGGCCATATTTGACGTTTTAACACCCGAACAGATAGGCTACACCAAGAGCAGCTTGCTCCATGCAGGATTGACGGATGGAGGCTGTCTGATGAATGGCAAAGCCATGATCATACAGAGCCATCTAAGACGAAGTGGTGGCAAGGAATAAAACGGCTAAAACGCTCATTTAAAAGGATTTGAACGGCTTGCAAACTATCTTTGAATAGTTTGTAAGCCGTTTTTTCGTTTTAGGCAATAACGAATTGGCTAATTTACCGTAAAAATCGTGTTAGGGATGACACTTGGAATGACATTAGGAGTGACAGATACGAGCACGGAAAAACGAAATGTTTAGTTTGGAATGACATTAGGAATGACAAATACCAATATCAAAATATTGTTTTTAAGCAAGAAAAGGGTACGATATAAGCGAAATATAGGCTTTATCTTAGCTTTTTGGGGTGCAAAATACGGTGTTTTGTGAATATTCAAGGGGCAAAATTCAAGTGAAAGCCCTATAAACTAAGGACTTTCACATTTTAGTATATAAAAGAGTCATACTTTTCAGAAAAAACGTCTAATACTTCCTACAACTTCATACACTTGTAATATTCGGGAAATTGAAAATTCTTGTTCATCAAATTCCTCTTTATTTACTGGGACAAATTTGAGCATACCAGGAGTTGAAGACTTACGGAGTATTTTCACTGTTCTAAAAGTATCAAGGACAACTGCATATACTTCGCCATATTGAATGTCTTCAACGGAACATTTGTGCAATGCAATTATATCACCATGAGAAATCGTGGGTTCCATGGAATGCCCTGTAATATTGCACCACATTTCGGCACGTGGGCAAATATTAGCAACTATATTTAGTGCAGGAACCATTGCCTGGCTATTTTCTTGCAAATCAAAACCTCCCAAAAAATCCACATCATAATATGGTGTTCCTTCTTGGGGATTCATGCTAACAGATAAAGATGGTTCTTCTTTTAGCATATCTCCTTGCCCTGTCAGTAACCATTCAGGGGAAATATCTGAATAAACGCTTAGAATATTTTCTAATTTATCGGTTCCGATGGCTCCATTATTTTTGAGAGACTTACTAAAAGAGGCATTTGACATTCCTACGCTCTTTTCAAAGGCAGCAACGCTTATGCCTTTAGTGTCTATATATAGCTTAATTCTGTCTAATATCATACTAATTTTGTTTAAAATCTAATTATTTTTATCGAAAAATAGAAAATAATCTAATAAATATTTTGTAGATATTAGAAAATACTCTATCTTTGCAGCGTGTTTAATAATTGAACACGCCGCCAAAGATACAAAATATTGGCGAGAAAAGGTAAAAATAATAGGAATTTAACATAAAAAGGCATGAATAAAAGAATCATCGTAGGTCATGGTGTTGGCAAAAGAATAGCCACACTGATGGGTATTACACCCGAAATGGTTAGTAAATCGCTCAACTACAAGAAGGACTCTCACCTGGCAAGAAGGGTGAGATACATGGCCATCAAGGATTTTGGTGGCATACCTGTAGGCGATAAGTTGGATCCTCAAAAATAAAGAATTATGAAGGAAGCATTTAGACTGATATATGGTAAGGAATGGAAATGGTTTCTCAGCCTTGCCCTTGCCATGAAACTGAGATTGATTTGGTTCTTGGTGAGCTTTGTGATGCTTTGCGCATTGTCTTTTGACAGAAGTGACGTATTGTGTGTGTTTGCCGTGGTTGTGAACTTCCTTGCCAGTGCCATCGCCTTGAGAGGTGTGCCTGGTGATGGGATAGAAGAGTAAAAACATACAAGAATATTAAACAAATAACGGAATGGAGTTTTACAACAAGATACTGTGTGTGACCTTCGAGGAGCTAACTGGTGGTGACGAGCCTGTCATCAAAGGCAACACTCTTTCACAAAATGTTTGCCGTGGCAACATCCAATGTGCCCGACAAGCAAGAGGAGAAGGAAACTATGCCCTGTATGTATATGCCTCCCTTCCCAAGAAGTACAGAATGAGATTCGTGGAGAAATATGGCGACCCCAAGGACGTGTTGGAGCGACAAGAGTTGAAGGACTACATGCAGGTGGATGAGGAAGCTCGTAAGTTTTACGAGTCGTTTGAATACGATTTGAATGGTGTTCAAACAAGACTTTCACAGAAGCTCATCGACGAATACACCCAGAACGCAAGCGTGCTGAAAATGCTCCTTGCCAGGATGAATGACCTGCAAGCCACGACACATGCCTTGGGTGGTGGCAGAAGAAGCGACCTCTGGAGCATCGTGTTCAAGCAAAGCGAGAAGATGAGGGAAGCCTTTGGACATACACTCCCCAAGAACCTCGCTCGATTGAAAGTGAAGATGAGCACCTTCAAGAAGGATGGCTATCCCTCACTGATAAGTGGCAAGATAGGCAATAAGAACACGGTGAAGATAACAGAGGAAGCTGGCAGAAGACTCGTGGCACTGAAAAGAAGCCGTGTGCCAGTGCTGACAGACTCTCAGATTTTCACCCAGTTCAACCAAGAGTGTGAGAGCCGTGGGTGGAAGCCCCTGAAGAGCATCCGCAGCTTGAAGATATGGCTTGACAGTGCAGCCGTGCAGCCATTGTGGTATGATGCCGTACATGGCGAGCAGAAGGCACACCAAAAGTTTGACCGCAGACACATGACCCAACTTCCACAGATGAGGGATGCCCTCTGGTATGGTGACGGCACGAAGCTCAACCTCTACTACAAGGATGAGGATGGCAAGGTGAGAACCACGAGCGTGTATGAGGTGATAGATGCTTACTCAGAATGTCTCCTTGGTTTCTGCATCAGTGACAGCGAGGACTATGAAGCCCAGTACATGAGCTACAGGATGGCCATACAGGTGAGCGGACACAAGCCCTACGAAATCGTGTATGACAACCAAGGTGGCCATAAGAAGCTGGAGAACCAGGAGTTCTTCAAGAAGCTATGCCACATCCATCGTACCACCACCCCATACAACGGAGCGAGCAAGACGATCGAGAACCTCTTCTACAGGCTACAGAGCCAGGTACTTCACAAGGAATGGAACTTTACAGGACAGAACATCACCACCAAGAAGGAAACGAGCCGCCCGAACTTGGAGTTCATCGAGGCAAACAAGGACAGCCTTCCAACATACGACGAACTGAAAGCCATCTATCTGGAGGCAAGGAAGGAATGGAACGAAATGCCACACCCTGCCACTGGTGAAAGGAGAATCGACATGTATGAGAAGAGCGTGAACCCTGAGACCCCAGTGGTGACAGTGAGCGACATGGTGGAAATGTTCTGGGTACAGGCAGACCGCATGAGCACCTTCACTTCCAGTGGCATTGAGATAACCATCAAGGGCAAGAAGCGAACCTATGAGGTAATGAGCAGCCCTGGAGTGCCAGATCTGGAATGGAGAAGAAAGCACACCTATCAGAAGTTTGTGGTGAAATATGATCCATACGACTTCACAAGCATTCGCCTCTACTGGAAGGACAAAGCAGGACAGCTTAGATTTGAGAGAGTGGCTGAGCCATACATGGTGATACACCGAGCCATACAGGAACAGACCGAGGGCGAGGCTCTTTTCATCAGGCAGCAGCGTGAGGCAACCGAGCAAAGTCGCATAGAGCGACAAGTGGAGGCAAGGCAAATCGAGTATGACGAGGGCGTGGCTCCTGAACAGCACGGCCTACGCACACCAAAGCTGAAGGGTGTGAGCAAGGAGGTGCAAAGACAGATAGACCGACGCACAAGGAAATACAGAGGTCAGCCAGAAGAACTGAGCATCGGCAAGGTGACCAAGAAAGTGAGCAACATCGACTGGGATAATATTTGCCAGGTGGTGGAGTTTGACGATACCAAGGCAATGGGAAAAATGTAATAACAATTTAAAATAAAGAAAGGAACTGAATCATGGAGTTTACAAACAAGGAAAAGGAACAGATAACAGGCAGACTGAGAATGTATGTGTCAAAGTTTGCGAGCCAAAACAAGGCCGTGGCAAGCATGAAGGGCACAAGTGCAGGAACCGTGAGCAACATCCTCAACGGCAAGTGGGAGAACATCAGCGAAGACATGTGGCGCAAGGTAAGCGACCAGGTTGGCACGGTGGGTGGCAACGATGAGGGCTGGCAGATTGTGGAGACACATGCCTTCCATGACATCACCCTTGCCATGCGTGATGCCCAGAATGACAAGAACGTGACCTGGGTGGTGGGCGAAGCTGGAAGTGGCAAGACCACCACGGCAAAGATCTTTGGCGAGGAAAACCGTGAGGTGTTCTACATCCTTTGCTCAGAAGACCTCCACAAGGGCGACTTTGTGAGAGAGATAGCCCACAAGATGGGCATCCGCACCGATGGGTACACGGTTAGGGAGTTATGGATCACCATACAGAACGAGCTGATTCAGATGGATGCCCCTCTCCTGGTGTTCGACGAGGCAGACAAACTCATTGAAAGCGTCTTCCAGTACTTCATCAGCCTCTACAACAAGATAGAGGACAAGTGTGGCGTGGTGTTCCTCTCCACCGATTACATCAAGACACGCATCAGCCATGGCCTCAGATGCAAGAAGCGTGGCTACAAGGAGTTTTACAGCCGTATCGGCCGCAAGTACTTCGAGCTTGACGACACGACACCCCAGGATGTGTATGCCATTTGTACGGCAAACGGACTGAGCGACCGCAAGGACATCGAGGAAGTGATAACCGAGGCCGACGGCTGTGAGTACGACCTGAGAAGAGTGAAGAAGAGCGTGAGAAGAGTGAAGAAAATCAAAAGCATCAAGAAATGAGAGCATTGACTGTGAAAGAGGTGTTGAAGCAGAAGAAGCGCACCTTTGCCTTCAAGGGCGAGTGGAAGGAAGCCTTTGGCGAGCCAGAGCGTACAGGCGTGTGGTTTATCTGGGGCAACAGCGGCAACGGCAAGAGCAGCTTTGTGATGCAGCTTTGCAAGTACCTGTGTGAGTTTGAGCGTGTGGCATACGACAGCCTGGAGGAAGGCGACTCGCTCACCATGCAGAACACCTTGAAGAGATACGGCATGAGCGAGGTGAACAAATCCTTCTACCTGTTGAACGGTGAGAACATGAGGGAACTGAGCGACCGCCTTGACAAGCGCAAGAGCGTGAACATCGTGGTGGTGGATTCCTTCCAGTACACACAGATGAACTACAGGGAATACATCCGCTTCAAGGAGGCCCACCATGACAAGCTCATCATCTTCATCAGCCATGCGCAAGGAAAGGCTCCAAGAGGCAGCGCAGCGCAAAGCGTGATGTACGATGCCACCTTGAAGATATGGGTGGAGGGCTTCAAGGCTTTCTCGAAGGGTCGCTTCATCGGGGAAAAGGGTGAATACACCATTTGGGACGAGGGAGCGAACAGATATTGGGGTGACGACTAAAAATGAATGAATCATGGAAGAAGTTATAAACAAAATCATGGAGTACATCCAGAAAAAGACCGAAAATTTCTCGTATATGGATCAGCAGATGATGTATGATGAAATAGCAGGTAAACTGACAGACATGTCACTGGATGCTCTTAAAAACGAATATTTAAATAATATGGAGGGAACTGAAAATGAGTAAAGTTGACAGAATGATTGAACTGAAGCCAATGAGACATGATAGTCATGAGACATTGGTAAGTGTGGGACATCGATGTGAGTATTGCCAGGGGAACGGATGGTACTGGGGTACCGATGACTTCGGGAAAGGAATCAAGGTTACCTGCCCAAAGTGTAACGGAAAGGGTGAACTTGATGCCATCATCAACATCACATGGAAACCAACCTGTAAAGATTAGGGCTTATGAAACAGAACAAGGAAAAATTAGGTGTAGCAATAATAACAGCGTTTTACGAGGTAGATGGCAAAAAAAGTTATGCTGAAATTAAGATAGGTATTGCCTGTGCAAAAGATTTCGATAGGAAGGAAAGGAAAGAATTCACAGACGTTCTTATCAAATGGTATAAAGAAAGGATTGCAGATATTGCTATCCGTAAGGAAAAAAATAATGCAAAATTATTAAAAATCACCGTAAGATACAAAATGCAGACGTGTGATTTTATTATAAATGATAAGTTCTTTTATGGAATATTCAAAAGTAAAATATGCAAGAAGTGACTAATTTTGCAAGGTTCTACTCCATCTTGAAACGAGTGCCAAAAATCGGTGATAACGAGTACTTGAAGAAAGAAATGGTCAGCGTTGCTACTGGAGGAAGAACCGAGAGCTTGAAGGAAATCACACGAAAAGAGTATGATGACCTTTGCAACATCCTGGAGAAGCGTTTCCCTGAAAAGAGAAACATCTATGTGGACTATGTGGAGCAGCGAAGAAAGAAGCGAAGTTCCTGCCTGAAGCTCTTGCAGAAGATAGGAGTTGATACTACCAACTGGACAGCCATCAATAACTATTGCAAGAGTCCAAAGATAGCAGGCAAGGTGTTTGCAGATCTTGATATAGAAGAATTGCAGCAGTTATCTCTGAAACTGAGAATGATACTGAAAAAGAAAATAGACAATGAATAAAAATTTTAAAATTATGAAGACAGAAGACATTTTGAAAGGCCTCAGTGCCGAGCAACAGGAAGAACTCCTGAGAACATTGACTGCCAACAAGCAGCAGAGTGAACTTGACAAGCGCAATGCCTACGAGAGCATTCGTGGAAGCCTTGCACGAAACGTGAAGGACAGAGTTGTGGAGATAGCCTTGAAGGTGAAGGATTTCCGTGACTGGCTTGACAATGAGAGCGAGGGCTTCAAAAGCGTGATGGCCGAGTATGGCAAGCTTCGTTCCAAGGAGCAGCGTGGTTTCACCATCGTGGTGGATGACTTCAAGTTTGAGGTGAAGAGCCAGGACGTGAAGGGATTCGATGAGCGTTCCGAGCTTGCGGCCCAGAGACTGATGGACTTCCTTGGTGCTTACATCGAGAAGAGCGAGAAGGGCAAGGACGATCCGATGTACCAGCTTTGCATGAACCTCCTGGAGCGCAACCGAAACGGCAAGTTCAACTACACGAGCATCAGCAAGCTCTACCAGCTCGAAGGCAAGTTCAACGATGAGGAATACACCAGCATCATGGACTTGTTCCGTGAGAGCAACGTGACCAAGGAGACCGTGGTGAGCTACTATTTCAGCATGAAGAGCGAGGATGGCGTTTGGCGCAAGATAGAACCTTCCTTTTGCCGTCTGTAGCAAGACGTTTGAATATTGAACTAAAAATGAGGCATCCCCAAGAGAATGCCTCATTTTTTATGCCCCTTTCTGAGAATTTTTTATTATTTTTGCAGCCATGCCAAAGGGAAGGGATAGAAATCTTGTCAACACAAGGAACATACGGATTTATGAGCGTTACTATTATTGGACGGAAGTGAAGAGGCTTCGCTTCGACGACGCTTTGAAGAGATTGAGCACGGAAGAGTTCTTTCTCTCGGAAAGCCGTATCATGCAAATCATACGAGACATGATCCAGGCAGGCGTGACCGTGGATGGCAAGAAAATAGAGAAACCTTTGTTCACCGGCTTCAAGTTGAAGCCTCGCTCTACATCCTCTTCATTGAAATCGTCACCTTACGTGGAGGGGCAACTGTTTGCGTGTCCTTGATGGCATCGGTCGCCACAACCGAATAGACCATTTCATAGACCTTGATGCCATGATTGGCGGTGTAGAACTTGGATGTTTCCCTCACAAGTGCCCCATCTTCCTTTGGTCGATAACCTTGCAAGAGACGGTGAAGCTCTTCCACCATCGCAGCCCTTTCTTTTATGGCCTCCATCGTTCCACTGTCATAGTGGGTGTCATCATAGCAGTCGATGAGCAACTGAACGTTGACCTTGATGGTTCCCTTTTGGCTTCTGTCTGCCAAGTTGCTCCAGGTCGCCTCCTGTAGGTCGATGAGCACGGCTGGAAAAGTTATTGGGTACATGTCGGTATTGGTGTTATCGATGTTTTCCAACTGCCCATAGTTTTCATCAACGAGGGAAAGCCCTGGCATCCCCTCCTTGACATGCTTAATGATTTGATAAAGAAATAATTCCATCTTTGATTTTTTCCAATGAATCGTTTATAGTCTTGTTTACCTTCACCTGTAGCTCCTTGGAGTCGCCCATGAACTGACGTTGTGGAATGTGAGCCTTCACGGTGATCTTGTCTTTCTTTGTCAATGCGAGGCACTTCCACAAGCGTGCCTCTTCTGGGAGATCCTTTGGGAGCTTACCCTTTCCCTTGACACCAGCGAGCGAGTAAGCCATGTGCCATGCGAAGCGTCTCATCTTGGGCGAGACCGTAGGGTGTGTGGTGATGTCGCCACCATCGTTGTGGATGGCAGCGTATGGGACAGGGTTCTCTATTGTCACCTCACCCAACCCTGGCTTGCTCTGTATGGAACTCATCAGATGGTTTCTCCTGGAGGTTAGTGGGCCATACTTGGCGTCGGGACCACCTTGTTTCTGCCTGAGGGTCTTTTTCCAAGGGTGCAGCCCATCGTCAAGCCAACCACCGTCACGGAAATTTTGCTTGAAGTGGTTCACGGCTATCACTCCCACCTTGCGAGGGAGGCGGTCGTTCACTTCCTTCATTATGTCCTCCTTGGCCTTTTCAACCAATTTTTCTATGTTTTTTGCATCCATAATGAAACTTTTTTCTGTTTTTGTTTGGAGTTTAAGATAAATGTTGTATCTTTGCAGTGGTTGGAGTCGTACTCTCATTTTGAGACATGCGACTCTAACCTCCGAGCGGGGCTTTTGCCCCGTTTTTTATTTCATATATTTGCTATTGTAGAAATAGCATTTGTTTCCATGTTTCACGATAACAACCCTTTCTTTTGAAGATTGTTTCAAAAATCCCTTAACTGTGGAACTTATTGTTTTTCTTGAAACAAATGTTGGAATCTCCAATACAATATTGTCCGCCTGTTTCTTTGCCGATTTCATTCTGTTTAGAATGTCATTGTGGTGCTTCTTCTTGTCTGTGGACTTAACCACATCCATCATGCTCTTTCCATCAAACAACATTCCGCCAATGAAGAAATCTGGATTCTTTCTGTCAGGCACTCCTTTAGGAAGCAACGAAGAACGCAAAGGTGCTTGTTTTGGATTGCCAGGATCAAGTCGTGGAAGCAAATAGACTTTTTTACCTATTTTGTTTGCAATGAATCCTGCAAGCCTCTTATTCTCCTTTACTTCATTTTCTCCATGATATGGAGAAGTCAGGACTTTACCTTCATGTGAAACTTCGTATGTCTCAATAGCAGGTGGCAAAACATCGGTAGCCTTTTTCAAATCATTGTGGGCGACCTTCATCGCATTGTCTATTTTATCACATTCATAGCAATGTTTTTTCTCATTCCTGAAGAAAGTTTCCATTTTGTTTTTGAAGCCTTTGTTGAACGGACAGGAACCACATCCCTTTGGAAAATACGGATGATTGTCACTGAATGTGTGCCCATCCTTTCCCGGATTGTTCTCCAGGCCTCTTTGAGGCTTTGTTGGCTCCATGTCTTTGGGACGGACCACTGGGTCATCGGTTGCTTCGAGCGAACACTTGCAGTTCCAACGGTCGCCTGGGTGGTGCTCATTCCAGAATGGGTCATCCACTGGAAGGGTAAGCTTCATCTGCCAATAGGCACGGTGGCTACTCTCTGGCTCCTTGGAAGTGGTAGGCATCCATCTGAGGTTTGGCAAGATGTCCTTGTTTCTCTCGAACTCTCTCCAGTCGGCAGCAGCGTGCGCACGGATTACGGCCGTATCATACTCAGTCTTCAGCCAGGAACCCACCTGGTGGGAACTGATGGAGCGCACGTCTTCCACCCATTTGGAGAAAGATTTCAGCTTGCCGTCGGCATCATAGAGCTTTGCGGCCATCTCCTTGCCCATGGTGTGAACCTTGAAGGCGGCAAACACCTCGTTGGAGTGTCTGAGTACCCGGTAGAAGTCTTCCTCATGGGTTGGTGGGGTCTTTGCCTTGGCAAGACCTTCCACGGTTCCCTCGTTGATGACACGCAGCACCTCACGCCACATGGCTCCCTCTATTCCGTTTTCGGTATCGAAGCCCCGATAAATGGTTTTCAGGAACTGGGAGAGAATGTCTGCATTGAAGCGGATTGCACCATCCACGTTGTCGAAATGGTGGTGTCCGCACTGGCATTGATGGTCTCCATAATAAAGCGTATCAATCAGAAGTCGGTGTCCGCCCCGATAGCTGGGGCTACTCCGAAAAAACTCTTCAAGCGGTCTTTGAACGGTTTTTTATCACTGTTCAAAGGCTCTTCCCTGTGGGGTTCTTCCCCTGCTCTCTGAAGGCTCTCACGGATGGCCTGCTTCTGTGCCTCGATGCTTTCCTTCTGCTTGTCGTAGTCTTTCGGCTTCTCGATGCCGAATGTTTCATAGAGCCAGTCATCATCCATCGGCAAGCCCATTTCCTTCATACCTTTCACCACGTTGAGCATTTCCTGGGTGTCCACCTTATCCTTGTGGGCATAGACGAAGTCTCCACCCTCCACATTGAAGCCCAGGCTTGTGAAGATAGGCTTCATGTCGTAGTTCAGAATGTCGAGGAGGAAATTGCGGTCATCCACGTTCATGTCATTCTCTTCCTCCTTGTGTACGGTTCCGAGGGCTTGGGTTCCCGTGTCCTTTGCATCTGTCGTAAGGGTGTTACCCAGCACACGGATGGAGATCTTACTGTCCCAATACTCGGCAAAATTCTGGTAAAGTTCTGAAGAACCAGTCTTGTTTCCAGCCTCGATCAGTTTCATCTCGCTCTCGTTGGGGTGGATGTACACGGCATTGCTTCCCTGGTTTCTAGCATCGGCAATGATTTTCTTTCGGGCATCCTCATCCCCGGCATCGTAGGTGTACTCACGGATAGGCATGCCGAAAATGTTGCAGAACTTCGCCCAGTCGCTCATGTCTCCACGCTTGTAGAGGACGGCAGGGAGAATCTCTGCAAAGATGCCAAGTCCACGCTCCGTACCTACAAACAAGGTATTGGAGAAGTTCTCGATGTCAACTCCATCCAGATCGCCCTGGTATTTCAGAATCTTATGGAATACCGGGTCGTAGTGCTTGCGGTTGATGAGATCGTAGCGAATATCGCCCTCATCGTCGAGGTAGAACTGAACGAGGGTGAAGCCGTAGAACTGTGACATCACCAGGTCTTTGCACAGCTGCTTGAACCATGGAGAGCGAAGCTGTCGGTTGATGGTATCATCCGGCTTGCCGTTACGCTGGAACTCAATAGGGATTCGGGTTACGCCACGGAGTCGCTTGTCGAGCACACCTGAGAGGTGAAGGTCGAGCTGTGCCGACTCGTACATGTCGAAGAGTTTGACACGATAGGAGAAATCAATGCTCTTGGCGTTTCTTACTGAATCCATGTAGTCCTTCATGTTGAACATGAAAAGTTCAGGCATCTGAAGGAACACGTCTGGTGGGCGGTTTCCTGCAATCTTTCTGAAACCACCCTGTACTATCTTGCCGGAACTGCCATTGCCAGGCTTGCGTCCGAGTCTATTCTTTTGCTTTTTCATTTCTTACCTTATTATATTATAATAATGTGGGTCTGACATCATCTGCCATGATTTGCCATCTTGAGTTATTTGCCACCTCATCATCGGGAAGCTTTGGAGCACCGTCGATGGTGATGTCTCCGTTCATCACTCCCTTGAGCCACTCGATGGCCCGGTCGTACCGGTCCTGCCGTATCTTAGCCAGCTTGTAGGGATTGTGCTGGCAGAAGATGTGATAGACGGTAATGTCGATGGCGAACATGAGGATGAGGGCGTTTCTTTCCTCTCCTTCGGCTGAGAAGATTTTCTCACAGTCGTAGGTCTTGTTGAGATAGCCCTTCATTTCTGCTATTGCCCTGTCCTCGCATATTTCAATGATCTGTGGGTCGTAGGTGGTTGACTCCTTGCGGAGCAGGGAGTCGAGGATTTCACGATGTATGGTGGCATCGTAGTCCGATGTGTTGATGAATTTTGCCATAGTTACATTCTGTATGGGTTGTTATCATTGAGTTCTTCGTATGAGATGGTGACTGTCGGCTCCATCTCCACGACCTTGTTTTCAAGGATGGTGATTCCGCCCTCTATGCAGTCGGGGCCGTCGGCATTGTATGGAAGGTGCATCTCGAAGAGCTTGAACTGGTTGATGAGTTCCTGCATGTGTGGGTTGTCACGTTCCTCCTCGTTGAAGATCCAGGCTCCGTTTCTGTCTATCGGCTCCAGGTTCGCCTCAATACGGGTTGCCTTGTCGGTCTTCTTGCGCTCATCGCCCTTGATGTAGAGCTGCCTGTTCCTAGCCTTGCACTCCTCACGCAGCAGGGGCTTGAACACCTGGTTGAAGAAAGGATCCTGGAGCTTGTTGTTCTCCATGTAGCAATATACGTTGGTCTTTCCTCCCACATAGTCCATGATGTCGAAATACCAGCCGATGAAGGTGGCATTGAGTTCACGGGCAAGGAATCCCTTGATGATGTAGTACACGCCCTTGTACTTGCCGATGAGCCACAGAGCCTTGGTGGAACTTGCCTTCTTCCTTGAATCGGAATAGGCAGGGTCACCATAGAGTATGAGGAACTTGAACTTCCTGAGAGGCGGAACCTTGCCGAACGGCAGGTACTTGAAGATGGTTCCCTCGCTCACCGGATTGTTGAAGTACTCTGCCTGTGCGCTCTTGGTGGAGATATTGGAGAGCACGGTGTCTATCTGTTCCTCCGTGTTCTTGGCTGGCCAGGTAGAACGTCCGTTCTTGTCACGGATGTTCACGATGTCCCAGTGTCTTGCCTTTTCACCAGCACGCCTGATGCAGCAGTCCTTGGCAATGATGTTGCCACACCAGAGAATCAGGGTCGGTTCAGAGATGGAACGTGTAGGATAAAGCGAAGCCTCGAACCAGTCCCATTTCTTCTTCAACGTTTCCGGGTTGCGGCAATCCTCATCGGTATCGAAGTCATCCATGTAGATGACATCCGGTCGGATGTCCTCATTACGGGCACCACGTGGAGCGGAACCAGCACCCAGGGCGAAGAACTTGGCTCCACACTTGGCCGTGAACTCTCCATCCGTCCACTGTCCGAGGGTCATCTGTGAACCGTAGAACTGACGGATTCTAGGGTTTGACTCGAAATTGATCTTGTAGGGTGCAAGGAGTCGCTTGGCAGAGTCGATGGTGGCCGATGCCAGGACAAAGAACTTCTTCCGCTTTGTCAGGGCAAGGTACATGCAGATGAACATTGCCACCGTTGACTTGGCAAGCTCACGGCTCTATGACAGGACCTCGTACCATTCATCATGCTCGATGATGCGTCTGATGGCACGAACATGGAAGGGCGCAAACTCATACTTGGCATACTTGGGGAAGAAGTATGTGATCCATGCAATCGGGTCTTCCTCCAGTTTCTTTCTCTTCCGGTCGATGTCGCTCTGTGAGAGCCAGTCTTCCACAGGTACATCGGCAGCAAGGGCCTTGTGGTGTTCTTCCCACCTTTTCAAGGCGTTTCTTTCATCTTGTGTCATTTCAGCTGATCTTTAATGAATAAATCCCAGAGTTCATTGTACTCCTTCGCCTTCTCGATGTCGATGCCACGGAGCCAGTTGGTGAACTTGATGCCCACGTTGACGATGTCGGTGATACCAGCATCGTTCTGCAACTTCTTGATGGCTGACGTAATCTTGACCACGGTGTCCGCCTCCTTTGGGGTGAAGGAACGTTCACCCTCCTTTCGTGCGTTTGCCTGGTTCTGAATCTCGCTTACCTGCCGGATCATTCCTGCAAGGATGTTTTCCGTGGAAATGGTGAACGAGGCACGCAGTTCCTCCCATTTGCCTTCCCTTGCCCATCGGGAAACCGTCTGTCTGGTGGTTCCCACCTTGGCAGCAATCTCTTCCTGGGTGCATCCGCCCTTGAGGTAGAGATCCTTGGCAATATCCTTCTTGTTAATGTTACTTTTTACCATATAAATAGAGTTTTGTACTGCAAAGGTCTGAATAAAATGGCAAAAAAAGAAATCGTCTTTCTAGGGTGATGCTCATGAACACTACGTTGATGCCCACGGAGTTCACGCTAGAACCGACATTTGCATAAGTCGAAAAAAGTCCCGATATTTGCAGAAAAATTCGAGCATGAAAAAGAAATTTAGCAATATAATAAAAGGTGATGGCAAGACCATCATCATGCTCTATGGAGAAGTCGGAGAAGGATGTTCCGTAGATAGCAGCCGTGTGGTTAGCGAGCTTTTCGCAAATGAGAACCAGGACTGCAAGATCGAGGTGCGCATAAACAGCCAGGGTGGAGATGTTTTCAGCGGCATGGCCATCTACAACGCCCTCCGACAATCCAAGGGCGACATCACCATATATATTGATGGAGTGGCAGCGAGCATCGCTGCAATCATTGCCTTATGTGGAAAGCCTCTCCTTATGAGTCCCTATGCCAAACTTATGCTTCATAACGTGAGCGGTGGCACATACGGCAATGCCTCCGAACTCCGTCAGACAGCGGAGCAGATGGAAAAATTGCAGACCAACCTCGCCACCATGGTTGCCAAACGCCTCGGCATGACGGCAGAGGAGGTTGAGAAGAAATACTTCGATGGGCAGGATCACTGGATTTCCGCAAGCGAGGCTCTTGAGATGAAACTTGTGGATGGCATCTATGAGATGGATGAGGTGGCAGACCCACCGACTACTACTGAAGGTATTTATAACTATTTTAATAACCGGCTTGACTTCAAGCCACAAAACAAAGGAGAAATGGCATTATTAGATGACATCAAGAAGATTCCGACTTTTGAAGACAAGGCGGATTCAAGTGCTATCTTGGCACACATCGTAAATTTGACAAACAAGGCAACCAGGGCTGATGCCCTGTCGAAGACCGTTGAGACCTACAAGGCGGAACTTGACAAGCTGCACAAGGAAAAGGATGAGACCCTCATCAGCAACGCTGTCAAGGCTGGCAAGATTGCCCAGGAGCAGGTGGAGACCTTCAAGAACCTCTTGAAGAACGACCGTGAGAACGCCATCAAGCTCATCGACAGCATGAAGGGCCGGGTACAGAACCGTGCGGTTGACTTCATCCATCCTGACCAGCATGGTGCTGGAAGCTTCGCAAACAAGAGCTGGGACGAGATTGACAAGGAGAACAACCTTGGCACTTTGAAGCAGCAGGACTTCACACTCTTCAAGGACCTCTACAAGCAGAAATTCGGTGTGGACTACATTGAGTAATAACTTTTAATATTTTAAAGAAATGGCATTAAACAGACAAATTTGGATCAATACCATCGTCGAGAATTTCTTCCCTGATGATTCCTTCATGGCGAAAAGTATTGATGACTCCGACTTCGTGAACGTCAAGACCGTTCACATCCCTAACGCAGGCAAACCTTCGAGTGTCGTCATCAACCGAGCTGAGAAGCCAGCGACCATCAAGGAACGAACTGACCAGGAACTCACCTACGACATCGACGAGCTGACAACAGACCCTATCCACCTCTCCGACGTGGACAGCGTGGAACTTTCATACAACAAGCGCAACAGCATCCTTGCCAACGACCGCAAGCAGTTGCAGAAGACGGCTGCCCAGAACCTGCTCTACAAGTGGGCTGGAAGTTTGAAGAACAAGATTTTTACTACTGGTGATGCCCGTGAGGCGCACACTTCAGGTACAGCTACAGGCAACCGAAAGAAGTTTACCAAGGCTGCCGTGATGAAGGCCATGATTCAGTTCAACAAGGACGATGTTCCGGCAGAGAACCGCTTCATGCTCGTTGACTCCGTCATGTATGCTGACCTGCTCGACGACCTGACCGACAAGGAACTTTCAGCATTCCTCTCCTGTGCCGATGCCTCAAGAGGCGTTCTCGGCAAGCTTTACGGTTTTGAGATCATGCAGCGTTCACAGGTGCTCCGTACAACCGCCAATGGTGGAGCCTTGCTGAAATGGGGGGAAGAAGCAGTAGCAACCGAGCTTGCGGCAGGTCTTGCCTGGCAGCAGGACTGTGTGAGCCGTGCCCTCGGTGAGGTGAAGATGTTCGATGATACAGGCAGCCCAACCTACTATGGTGACATCTATTCATTCCTCGTTCGTGCTGGTGGCTCTCCACGTCGCTACGATGGCAAGGGCATCGCAGTCATCATCGAGAGCAACGCAGCCTAACCGTTAACTCATTAATACAGACTCTATGATTTTACCGAGAGTAAAAATTCAGTTTCTCAATGGCCAGTTGGGAACCGTCGGTGAAAGTGCCGACGTCCTCATGGCCCTCATTTGCGGTGCAGCGGCCGTGGCAAGCACGATGGTGCTCAATACAGCCTATACCATCACGAGCATGGATGACCTCGCAGCTCTTGGTGTCACCTCGGAAAACAACGCAGCCCTCTACAAGCAGGTATCTGAGTTCTATGACGAGGCAGATGCTGGCACAAAGCTCATCCTCTACCCGGTGGCCCCAACAACAACCGTGACTGCCCTCTGTGACTATACACAGACGGATGCAGGATACGCACGTGACCTGATCGCCAAGCAGAACGGCAACCTCAGAGGTATCGGTATCGCCAACCTCAACACAGGTACTAAGGAGGAAAGTGCAGATGGACTTGACCCCGATGTGTTCACTGCCTTACCAAAGGCACAGCAGCTGGCGGAATGGGCAACCACCGACCTCTATGCTCCCCTGTTCTTCATCCTGGAGGGAAGAAACTATGATTCTTCCAAGGAGCTGAAGGACATGACCCAGGAGAAATACGACCGTGTAGGCATCACCATCGGTGACACCGTGGCTTCATCCAAGGGCGCAAGTATCGGAACCTTGCTTGGCCGTATGGCAAGCATCCCTGTGCAGCGCAATATTGGACGGGTGAAGGATGGCTCTCTCGCACCATTGAAGATGTTCGTGGGTGCAAGCAAGGTTGACGAGTCAGAGAGTGCCATCAGGGGCATCTTCGAGAAGGGCTACATCGTACCCCGTAAATATGTAGGCAGAACAGGCTATTTCTATGCAGACGACAACCTGGCATGTGACCCTACTGGTGATTATTCGCACATTGCCACACGCAGGGTGATTGACAAGGCTTACCGCATTGCCTACAACCTGCTGCTTGACATGCTCCTCGATGAGCTTGAAGTCAACGAGGACGGAACCTTGCAGGTAGGCATCGTCAAGAGCTGGCAGCAGACCGTGGAGAACGGCATCAACAAGCAGATGACCGCCAATGGTGAATTGTGTGCATCCTCCGATGGCGAGGGATGCAAGTGTTATATCGACGAGACACAGAATGTGCTCAGTACATCCAAGGTTCTCGTAACTCTGAAGGTACGCCCATACGGTTATGCCCGATATGTGGACGTAAATCTGGGCTTTTTGGTAGAAACTAGCAACAGTTAAAGATTATGTTTAATTCAAGAGAATATGAATGGGCAGACATCTCCGTGGTTCTGGCTGGCCGCCCTGTCACTGGCTTCCGTGCCGTAGAGTACAATCCCAAGCAGGAGAAGGAAGCCGTATATGCCAAGGGCAACAAGCCGCACGGCATCCAGCGAGGCAACAAGTCGTATGAGGGTTCCATCACCTTGCTCCAAAGCGAGTACGAGTCGTTGAAACAGGCTTGTGGTGGAGACATTCTTGACGCTTCGTTCGACATCGTGGTAGCCTACGGCAATGCCTCCAAGGGTGATGCCATCGTGACGGACATCCTCGTGGGTGCGGAATTTACAGAAGACAAGACCGCATGGAAGCAGGGAGACAAATTCCAGGAGAAGGTGCTTCCTTTTATCTTCCTCGACAAGAAGGGCGCATAGCGTTTGAACACCATTCAAATAACATTTAAAACCGATTTGAAAATGAAAGTAGATAAGCAGAAAGTGGAAGACTGGAAGAAGCAGCATGGCGAAATCTTCCAGATTGAGACAGGCGGAAAGTCGTGCATCATCCGTAAGCCGACACGCAAGGATCTCAGTTACGTGAGCGTGGTGAAAGACCCGATCAAGATGCAGGAAGCCCTGCTCAAGCAGTTGTGGCTCGATGGTGATGAGGAAATCCTTACCGATGATGACCTCTTCTTTGCCGCATGCTCCCAGCTTGAGGAAGTTCTGAAGGTGAAGGAGGCAGAGATAAAAAAACTCTAGAGGATGCAGGTATAGAGGATGTCGATGCAAGCAGCATCTTGTATATAGATACCTTGCTGAGATATAATCTATGTCTGGATCCCGACACGCTTCCCGATGAACAGTGGGCGTGGACTATCAGATATTTGAAGGATATAAAAATAGCAGAGAACAGGACTGATGGCTAAAAGTGTATTACAGTTTCTTATCAAGCTACAGGCAAGCGAGGGCAACGTAATGAGCGTTGCAAGGCGCACGTCTGAACAGCTTGACAGCATATCCCGAAAGGCTACATCCGTAAGGACACGCCTTCAGGAAGCCTTCTCGTTCTCCAACTTCAAGAACTCCCTGATGTCTCTGCCCGGCATGGACTTTCTGATGAATCCCTATACCATCATCGGTGCTGGCATCGGTGCAATCACGGCATTAGGGTCACAGGCTGAGAAGACAAGCGTTGCCTTCCGTGTACTGGTGGGTGATGAGCGCAAGGCAGGGGAACTGCTGCAACAGATCAACGGATTCGCAGCAGCCACCCCATTCTCCAATCTCCACCTGGAGGGTGCAGCACAGATGCTTCTGAACTTTGGCGTGGCTGGTGATGATGTCATGAAGCGACTCCAGCAGCTGGGAGACATTTCCATGGGTGACTCAGAGAAACTCAACTCCCTGGCACTTGTGTTCGGACAGGTCAGTGCTGCCGGAAAAATGTCGGGTCAGGACCTGTTGCAGTTCATCAATGCAGGATTCAACCCATTGAAGGAACTCCAGAACATGACGGGCAAGTCCTACCAGGAACTGCAAGACATGATGAGCAAGGGAAAGATTGGCGTGGATGCCGTATCTGCTGCCTTGCAGCATGCAACAGGTGTTGGAGGTATGTTCCATGGCATGATGGAGGAACAGAGCAAGACCGTTGCTGGAAAATGGAGCACGGCTATCGGCTTGGTTCAGCAGCGGGCCGTGGAGGTGTATGACAAGATACAGCCGTTCATCCTGCAAGCCATCGACCTGTTTCAGGATGTATCGGGAAGTGTCCTTGATGTCGTTGACTCCATTGCTTTGTGGGCAACCGACTTGCAGCCAGTATGGGATGGCTTCGCCCTCATCTCCAATATTGCAGGAAGACTGTTCGGATGGCTTGCGGATGCTGTATCTGGAACCATCGGATTCTTCTTCAGATGGAGAGCCGAAATAGGATATGTGGCATCTGTCATTGGCGTTGCCACCATTGCCTTCAACCTTCACAACATAGCCATGACTGCCTACGGTGCAATCATCACGGTGGTGAGTGGAGCCACCAGGGTGTGGGCAGGTGTACAATGGTTGCTGAATGCTGCCATGAATGCCAATCCTATAGGACTAATCATTACCGGCATCGCTGCCCTCACAGCTGGCATCGTGTACTGTTGGAACAGATTTGCCGGGTTCCGTGCCTTCATCCTCACCATGTGGGACACCATGAAGGGATTTGGCTCCATCATCAAGAACTACGTGACGGATAGAATCAAAGATTTGCTCAGTGGTGTTGGAGAACTGGGCAAGGCTCTGGGAGAACTCTTCAGCGGAAACTTCGAGGCAGCCTGGAATCATGCCGTTTCGGGAGCCAAGAAAATCAGTGGAGTCAATGCTGCCGCCAATGCCGTAGGTAATACTAGGACTCTTGCAAATGGAATCAGAAACAACTATCAGCGGCATTCAAGGGAAGAAGGCAGAAAAGGCTCGACCCTATACCCTCATGAAACAGCTCAAGCACCACACCGTAGCATTGCCAAACCGGGGCTGAAGGGAAGCACGCAAGACGTGATGTTCGGCTCTGGTGGTGGTGGCAAGGCTGGCAGTGGCAGTAAAGGCGGACGTGGTGGCAAGTCCACAGCCGATGCTCTGGCCACAGGCGGTTCCCGAAGTTCTAACATCCACATCACCATAGGAAAGTTCTTCGACAACATTCAAGTGACAATGAACGACAAGACGGATACAGCGGAGCTGGAGCGTGTCGTGCTCCAGTGCATGAACCGGGCCTTGTCAATAGCAACAAGTACAGACCGATGAGCACAACGAACAGATTCATATTACAGAACTTGGCCTTGCGAGCCATGGGACTCACCAAGATTCCACCATACTGGCTGTTCCGTGAGAACAACTTCCATGGTGTGAACCTTGGCTACCTGTCAGCGGCAAAGACCATTCCGGAGAGTTCCGGATTCGATGTTGACAAGATGACCGATGAGGAACTTGCCGACGTGGTACGTACCAATGCAAGGGGAATCCCCATGGTGCTGCCTCTCCGCTTTCAGCTGGAGGAGTCTGGTGCGAAGGAATGGCTTTTTCCTACGGAACCGATGATCAGTCTGAATGGTCAGAACATTCTCACCAGGCGACATGTGTCGAAGGGAACCATCAAGGGAAGCATCAAGGAGCGGTGGACGCAGGATGACTACAGCGTGAGGATTGAGGGAATCCTTTTTGGTGAGGATGGCAAATATCCCGAAGCAGATGTGGCAAAGCTTAGAAGTTTCTGTGAAGCTGGTCATGTGAAGGTGCTCAATCCTTTGCTGGAAATCTTCGGAATCAGCCAGCTTGCCATCGAGAGTTGGGACATCCCGTTCACATCGGGAACGGCAAATCAGAACTATACCATCCAGGCATACAGTGACGACATCTACAAGTTGCTTCTGAGCCGTGATGACTTAAACGCATGATGATATGTACACAATGGCTTTTGACATAAGAATCGGCAAATACAAGCTTTGCATGATTGACAAGGTGGAAATCCACCGGAGCGTGGAACTCCTGGCAGACACGGCAGTCATCACTCTCCCTGCATCCGAATACAACAAGGCTCTCCAGATAGAGGATAAACTTCACCGTGGTGACAAGGTGATCATTACCCTAGGTTACAAGGAGCCGGGACTTGAAACGGAGTTCGAGGGATGGCTTCAGCGCATATCGACCGACGGAGGAAATATCAAGCTGCATTGTGAAGATGACCTCTTTCTGTTCCGAAAGGACATCGGAAACGAGGTTCTGATGAAGGTTTCCCTCAAGGATCTTCTCTCAAAGGTGGTCACCGGATGTGGATTGTCATTCAAGGTGGAGTGCTCCTACTCCTGGACATACAACAAGTTTGTCATCAACAATGCCACTGGCTATGATGTATTGAAGAAGGTACAGGAGGAATGTGGGGCGGACATCTATCTACAGGACGAGACCCTGCACATTCATCCTCCAGGCGAGAAGATGGGAGTGGAATGCTTCTATGACTTTGCCCTGAACGTGGAGGAAGACAACCTCACCTATCATCGGGCAGAAGACAAGAAGATACAGGTCATCGTGAAGGCTCTGATGCCAGACGGAACCGTCAAGGAGATCGAGACAGGCTCAACTGGAGGAGACAGGATTGAAATCAAGTGTGCCACCAACGACGAGGCTTCCATGAAGGCTCGTGGTGAACTGGAAGTGAAGCGCAGAAGTTTTGATGGCTATGAGGGAAGCATCACGGGGTGGCTCATCCCGGTATGCAGACCGTCAGACAGCGTGACTCTCCATGATGCGGACTATCCCTACAAGGATGGAACCTACTTCGTGACGGCCGTGACAACGGAGTTCTCAAAAGAAGGTGGCAAGAGAAAAGTTAATTTGGGATTCAGACTCAGTTAGGATATGGATGATTACAGACAGTTGCAGGAACATTTGAGAAATGTGGCAGGTGGAAGAAAGACCATCTCCATCTATCAGGGAATCGTTAAGTCGGTTGACGGCAACCTCTGTGAGGTGACCGTGGGAAACATCAACATCCCTGGAGTAAGACTCAAAGCATCAGAACTTGCCGACGACGGACTGATGCTCATCACCCCAAAGGTGGGGAGTGCCGTGACTATTGGCAGCCTGTCGGGAGACCTCACGGAACTTGTCGTTCTACAGGTGGACCACATCGAGACCATCGTCATCAATGGCGGCAAGCTGGGAGGACTCATCAATATTGAACAGCTGACCGATAAAATCAACGAGCTTGTGGAATCCTTCAACAGCCACACCCATCAGGTAACCGTGAGCCATCCCGGTGGAACCTTCACTACAGTTAAACCAATGAAATCCGCAAAGACGTTCGACAAGGGCGACTATGAGGATGTTAAAATAAAGCATTGACATGGAAGGAATACAACTTGAATACAACAAGGATTCTCCTATATTGGAGCCAATCGTGAAGCATGGAAGCCTGTTCGTGGGTGATGTGCTCAGACAAAACCAGGCACTGGTGCTTTCCCTACATAAGGGTGAGCTGAAGGAGAATCCATCCGTGGGAGTCGGTATCAGCGATATGCTGCTTGACAATGATCCCATCTACTGGAGAACCCTGATCAAGGAACAGCTGGAGATGGACGGACAGACCGTTGACAAGGTGACAATCACCATGACAGGCATTAAGATTGAAGCAAAATATTAAAATGAACATAACAATGATCTTAGAACATTTCTTGAATAAATTGATGGTGGTGTTCTCCACCATATGGGGATGGTGTTTGTGCCTTCTCCTGATAATCGCCAATTTCTTTGCAGGATATGAGATTATGGTGGGATTCACCGTCGGGGCTGTCGTGATGGATGCCTTCTGGGGCATTCTCTCCAGCTTGAAGCAGAAACGCTTCACCAGAAGTGAACTAGCCAGGGACTCATTCAGCAAGCTGGCAGTATATGGGTCCGTGATACTGATCTTTATCTTTATCGACAAACTCATCGGTGTGAGCAACGGACTCACCACAAGCGTAATCTGCATCTGCATCATCCTCGTGGAGCTTTTCAGTTCAGCAGCAAGCATGCTGATCTGTTTCCCGAACATGCCGTTCCTCAAGCTGCTGAAGAAGGCTCTTGTGGGTGAGATCGCGAGTAAAATGAATATTAAAACGGAGGACGTAGAAAAAGCCCTCGAAGCATTAAATAAAAAATGAGAGAAATCAAGTACATCGCAATTCATTGCACGGCAAGTAAACAATCTACGACCGTGAAGGAGCTGGAACTTCATTTCAAACGAATAGGTTGGAAAAAGCCCGGCTATCATTATGTAATTCTTCCCGATGGAACCATCCATCAGATGCTCTGTGTCGAGAAGGTCAGCAATGGAGTGAAAGGTTGGAACTCAAAGCTCATCAACATCGCCTACATCGGTGGTATCGACGAGAAGGGAAAGCCTGTTGACAACCGAACAGAGGCACAGAAGAAATCTCTGGTGAGTCTGCTGAAGCTCTTGCGCAAGTCATATCCTGATGCCATCATCCAGGGACACCGTGATTTCAGTCCGGACTTGAATCATGACGGCAAGATTACTTCCAACGAATGGATCAAGGTTTGCCCTTGCTTCTATGCCAAGGAAGAGTATAAGGACATCTAAATTATAACGATATGAAGCATTTCATTTATTTACTCCTGTCAGTGATCATGTTTGCTGCCTGTGGTTCCAGCAAGCGGATGGATTCATCCCAGAAGCTGGTGGTGAAGGACTCCGTGAATATCCGTGACTCCATTGTCTTCAAGGATTCCGTAATGATCCGGTATGAGTACAACCTGATTGATTCGGTTAAGGTAAGGGATTCCCTGGTGCTGGTTCTTGACAGTCAGGGCAATATTCTGAGCAAGGAGCGGTATCGGGACACGGAACGCAACCAGAAATCAAATAAGAATGAATCCACAAATCAGAAACAGTATGGATCCAAGAAGTTGGAGACAGACAAACGGCATGATATGGATAAAAACATTCAGAAAGAGGTAGTAGAGCCTCCGTCCCATAAATGGGGAGTATATGTTTTTACCGGGTTGTTCATCTGTTTTATCCTGTTTATCACCTGGTATTTTCGTGTGGGATATAAAAAATAAATAGATATGAAGACAAAGGTTAAGGACGGTCAGACGATGGCAGACATCGCCATCCAGGAGTTTGGATCATGGGAGGCTATGGTGGCCATCGCCCAGAAAAACGGAATCAGTATAACAGAGATTCCGAAACCGGGGACAGAACTCACACTGCCTGAAGGAACATGGAACCGGGTTATGCAGAACTTCTGCAAGAACAATGACGTATCTCCTGCTACTGCCAGGGACAACGGCAATGTCCGTCTGAGAATCTTTGGCGAGGAATTTACTCAAGAGTTTAAGTAACATGGCAAGAACTGTAGCAGAAATCAAAAAGACAATGACGGATGCTTTCATGGCTGATGCCACCATCCGTGAGAAATATGGGCTGAAGGAAGGTAGTACATGGAACGGGAGCTTCTCATCTGTGAGTTTGGAGAACATTATCTTCTTCATCGTAGCAGCTTGCTGCCATGTGCTTGAATCCATCTTCGAGCTATATATAAAAGATGTGGATGAAAAGATTTCCATGGCCGTGGTAGCCTCCGTGCCCTGGTACTACAAGATGGCAAAGGCTTTCCAGTATGGTGACCAGCTCGTATTGAACGAGACCACCCAGCAGTATGGGTACGTTGTCATCGACGAAAGCAAGCAGGTTGTGAAGTATGCAGCCGTGAGAGACCGTGGCACAAGTGTTCAGATTCTCGTGAGCGGTGACAAGAACGGAATGCCTGTAGCCCTTTCAAACGATGTTTTAACGGTGTTCAAACAGTATATGAACAGGGTTAAGGTGGCAGGGGTTATTCTGGGAATCACTAGCAAAAGAGGTGATTATCTAAGCATCGAAGCCAATATCAGTGTTGACCCTCTTGTGATAGACGAAGAAGGGTACAGACTTTCAGATGGAACCAAGCCTGTAGAATCAGCCATTGAGGAGCATCTGAAGAATATTAAGTATGGAGGCACATTCAATAAGACCAAACTGGTGAATGCCATCCTTGCTGTCGATGGTGTTGAAGATGTAGAACTTGGTACATGCTCGTATCAAATAGAAGGTAGCCTGGAATGGCATAATGTGTCAGGCAACAATTACATCGGAGAGAGTGGCAGCTATATTCCTTATTTTCTTTCAGATTCATTGACTTATGTGGTATAAAATTGATTTGGTGAAATTGGTGGCTATTTTGACACCTCCTATTTTGAGAAGCAAGTTCCTGCTTGCATTCCTGTGTGTATTGATTTTGCCTTTGCGCTATATCTATGAACTTTTCACAAGTCACAGAGAGAAAACGGATGACAGATTGAACATTACTTCTAATGTGGCAAAATTGGAAAAGGCATTAAATCAGATATTCTACTTGACGGAAGGACAAATTTACATAACTACTCCTGATGATGCCAACAGGAATAAGTATCTGCATTTCGGCAGGGAATCACAGCCTCCGTTCTCCATGTATTTGGCATCTGAAAATGGGAAGGCATATCTGGTACATGAATACGAAGTATCGGCTCTTATAAACTTCATTGTTATGGTTCCAACTTTCTTATGTACCTCATTGGAAAGCAAAGATGCTGATAAATATGGATGGAAACATCTCAATTCCATCCGTAACTTATTGAATATTTATAAACCAGCTGGAAGAACTTTCAGCATAAATTTGTACGATTATGAATAGACTCATTTTTAGTGAAGGCGGCCAGCCTGTTTTTCTTGAAGATCTGAAGATGCTTCAGGACAATATGGTTGATTTGGTTATGTCTTTATTTCCAATAACAGATGGAGAAACACAAGGTCTTGGTTGTGATGATGACAAAATTAAGGATGTAAGGAATCTTCCCATATATTCGACACCGAGACACCTTAATGGCAATGCTGACACAAACTCGGAAACCGTGCAAGCTCATAAGCTCATTACCAAAAATGGAGTTTATGATGTTCCTCAAACAACAATCGGAGAAACTGAAACGGACACTGGACTAGGCTACATCATAGATTGTTATTATGTCTTACACGAAGAAATCCTTGAAAAAAGAGAATTTGAAGATGGTGTGACTCGTCCCGTAGTGAAAAGATATACGGCAGAGATTGTTGGACACAAGCCAACATCTGGAACCTATTATGCTGTGAAGGATGTTCCTGCCTTGGATTCCTTGCAGGTCGTTCTTGCTTCAAGATATAATGACTATTTAAAGGTTAAGTAGCATGAAGACGATTTATGAACTACAGCAGGAAGCCATCCGCCTTCGTCAGGTGAAAGAGGTGGATAGCATTAGTCCTGAAGAAACATTCGGTCTTCATGCAGATACCCTGGCATATCTTGCAGACATGGAGCAGAATGCAGAAGGACTTGGAATCCACAAGGTCTATAAGAGCTTTGCTGCCATGAATGAAGACAGTTCGGCTCCTGTAGGTACAAATGGCAAGCCTCTTCGCTTTGGTCAGCTGGTTGCCATCTATGACAAGGACAATCAGTCTCAGGCAGAAAACGGCAACATCTATGCCTTCCAGAAAGGAGCAGAGGCAGGCTGGCTTCTGATGGGTAATCTTAACAGCATTACAATAACGGAAGCGCAAATTGCGGATGGGGCGATAACGGCAGCGAAGCTTGCCGATGGCTCTGTAAAGAACAGACACCTAGCATCCAATTGTGTGACCTCAGATAAACTACAACCGGGAGCGGTCAAACACGACCATCTGACCGAGGACTGTATATCAACTGGAAACATCAGAGACGGCAGCGTGACAGCAAAAAAACTCGGCACGGACATCTACAAGGATATTTCAAACAGAGTGACCGACATCGTGACGAAGGACTTCCCTCCAGCAATCACGGAGGAACAGATAACAGATATTACTAGTAAATAACAATTTAAAACAATAGATTATGCAATTTTTAGACGCAATTGGACTTGCTTACTTTTGGAAGAAGATTAAGAACTGGGTTAATATTAATTATTTATCATTAACTGGTGGTACAATTAGAGGAAGTGTGTCTTTTTTAAGACAGGGAGATGGTGGTTCGTCTATAACCATATCCCCATTAAATATTACTAAGAATGGGTATGGGGATAATTATCTTTTTGCAAGTGGAAAAATGATTCCTATTGGTGGAGCTAATGGTGTTGCAGGACTTGATGCAAATGGCAATGTTCCATTAGCCCAATTAGGTAATCTTGATACTACAGTTGCAGAAGTAGTAACTGCTCTTCCTACAACTAATATTAAGAAGCATATTTATCTTATTGAAGATGAGGGTGGTGATACACAGAATCAATATAAGGAATATATTTATACTGGTGATACCAGTGCAACTTATGATGCTTCAAAATGGGAGAAACTCGGAGACTTCCGTGCTACAGTAGACCTTGCTGATTATGCTAAGAAGACGGATACAGTTAAAAGTATTTCTTTTTATACTATTCCTTCTACTCCCGTAAAAATTCTTAAAGTAGCAAAAGCTGATGGGACAACTGAAGACGTCAGTATTCCAATGGCTTCTTCAGGAGACGATGGATTTATGGGGGCAAGTGATAAAAGGAAACTTGATGGAATAGCTAATGGTGCTACAGCAGATTCTGCAATAACTACAGCAGAGATAGATGCATTATTTGTTTAATAATAACTTTAAAAATTAATTAATATGAGGTTTTTAGATTTAAATGGATTAAAACATTTACTTGGAAAGATAGTAAAATATGATAAGGGAACAACTAATGTTAGTAACATAGATAAGCTAACAGTAGATAGAAAGATTAGAACATCGTCTATACAGTCTAACGCTGAAGAAGTACCATATTCATATATAGCATTTCCAAACGTTAATACTATGAATTTTATAGGTGGTAAAATTACCCTTGCTATGGAA